GCTGGTTCTGTTTCTTTGTTAAATCAGTCTACAGATATTGAGGACATCAAGTTTATTATATTTGTGTTGTCCTATGCATCTTCAGGTGTCGATAACAGATTTGATTCCGCCAACAACAACTACGGAAAAATAACTTTGAACTACGACTATGGTGCGACAGCTGACTTGTATTTTCAGAGAACGTATGTCTGCAGAACATTTAGAACTGAAAACACCACAAACGTGTCAATGCCATTTGCTGTGTTTGATAGTCCGCTTGCGTATATCAACTTTGTTAGAGACCGTGTGACTAATAGTCTTGGAGAAATTCGTCAGAAGAGTATTGAAACATACTTCCTTCAGAACTGGCCTTACCCAAGAGGAACTTCACAAACTACAAACAACACGTTGATTGCTAATTTGACACAAGCGGTTATTTTGGCAAAACAACTTGGACTTACAACAACAATTCCGATTTTTACCCCCCAGGTAACACCAACAACTCAACCCAACAACATCAACCTTATAAACACGGTAACCCCAACTTGCACCTAATAGTAGTTTGGGTATATTTATTAATAAAAAACATATATGAATACTCATTCATTACTAAATCAATATCTCGGGAAACAAACTAGAGTTTCTGAAAGAGATAATGGAGACGGAACTAAGCAGGTTTGTGACTTAGATACCGGAGATTGCTACACCATCCGTGAAAGAGATGGACTTATCGAAAGAGCCGGACATGATGTAACTCTTAACAGAAGAGTTCGCGTTGAAACACCAAACGGAATTAAACAACTTTTAAACGGTTAATCCAATGAGCATCGATAGGAAAATATTGAAAGAGATTGAAAGACATCATAAAATCAACAATTATATCAAAGAACAAGAAGCTCCTTTGGTTCCTGGGTTACCTGAACCAGAGTTAGACGCTTCGGCTGGTGAAACACCAGCTGCTCCAGCTGCTCCAGCGGCTCCACAGAAAATTGACTTATCAGTTGATACCGATGTGGAAAAAGTTACAGATACCCCAGAAGCTTCTGAAGGTGGTACTGAAGAACTTGATATCACAGAGCTTGTAAATTCACAGAAAAAAATTGAGAGCAAACAAGAGGAGTATTTTGAAAATCTATTTACCTACATACAAAATCTAGAATCAAAACTTTCCGAAATGGATAATTTAGTAAACAAATTGAATGATATAGAATTTGCAATCGAGAAGTTTAGACCAAAATCACCAGAAGAAAAATTAGCACTAAGAACAATAGACTCAGGACCTTTCAATAAAAAGTTGTCAGATTTTTTTGACGACAAGAAAGAGGACTGGGAAAAATCAGGAAAGCACGAATACATTTTAACATCAGATGAAATTGAGGACATCAGTCCAGCTGAAATTAAAAAAACTTTTCAACCAAGCGACAAGAATCAATTACCATTTAAATTTTGATTATTTTGAAATCTATACTATAATTAAGGTTGTGGCAACACAACCTTTTTTATTATTTGACAACTTGAAATCTATTTTCTATCTTTTACACACTAACTTAAATTAATTTATTATGAGTTCATTAGATGCAGTACTAGCACAGTACGAAAAAAACCAACAATCTGGCAGTGCCAATTTTGGTAAAATGTCTCAAGATGAGCGTATGAAGAAATACTTCGCTCTTATTCTTGACGACAAGTCGAATTCGGGAACCCGCCGAGTTCGCATTCTCCCCACCCAAGATGGTAGTTCACCTTTCAAAGAAGCGTGGTACCATGAAATCCAAGTGGGTGGAAAGTGGCAGAAGTTCTACGACCCAGGTAAAAATGATAATGAGCGTTCTCCTTTGAATGAGGTTTACGAAGAACTCATGTCAACTGGAAAAGAGTCGGATAAAGAACTTGCTAAGCAATACAAGTCACGTAAGTTTTACATCGTAAAGGTTGTTGACCGTGACAATGAAGCTGATGGTGTCAAATTCTGGCGCTTCAAGCACAATTATAAGAATGAGGGTATTCTTGACAAGATTATCCCTATCTGGCGCAACAAAGGTGATATCACTGACCCAGACAAAGGTCGTGACCTTATCATCGAACTGAGCAAGCAGAAGACACCTAAAGGTGCTGCTTACACGACAGTGTCAACCATCATGTACGATGACCCAACTCCGATTCATGAAGATAAAGCTACAATGGATTCTTGGGTGAATGATGAATTGACTTGGCAGGATGTATACTCAAAGAAACCTGTTGAATATCTTGAAGCAATTGCACGTGGTGAAGTTCCACGTTGGGACAGCGAAAAGGGTGGTTATGTTTATGGTAACGATGAAGAAGGAACTGAAGTAATTGGAGGTTCTAGCTCAAACAGCAGTGTGAGCTACAAAGACCCTCAAGTAGACTCTGCTCCGGACGAGGACCTACCATTTTAATTTAAGTTAGTTGGGTGGGGGCAACCCCACCCTTTTAATTCTTATGACTATGACAAAAGAAACCAAACAAAAAATGTATGAGAGCTTGAAGCTCAAGTATGAAGCGCAGATTGTGGAAGCTGAAGCAACACTTATGATTTATCTCGAAAATGCTGCGGGTATTGGGGAACATCCTCAAATGCTTGAGGAGATGGGCAATTTTGTTGAGAAACTAGCTAATGCAAGTGACAAATTACAAACCCTTAATGAATTTTGGAAATACTATGGCAATAAAGAAAGCAACTGATTTTTCTTCATTTAAAAAGAAATACTCAACCTCAGCAAAGTATAAACCCCAGAGGTTCTTTGATTGCGGTCCTGAGTTCCTAGATGCTGTTGGTCTTCCAGGTCCAGCTATCGGGCACATTAACATGTTCTTGGGTCACTCAGATACCGGAAAGACTACCGCTTTGATTAAAACTGCTGTCGATGCTCAGAAAAAAGAAATTCTTCCAGTTTTTATTATTACGGAACAAAAGTGGAGTTTTGAACATGCTCGTCTAATGGGTTTTCAGTGTGAAGAAGTTGTGGACCCAGAAACTGGAGAAATTGATTGGGATGGCTTTTTCATTTTCAATAACAATTTTGACTACATCGAACAAATTACTGATTACATTAATGATTTGTTAGATGCGCAAGAAAAAGGTGAACTTGAATACAGCTTGTGTTTTCTTTGGGATTCAATCGGTTCTGTTCCTTCTAAAATGACTTTCGAAGGTAAGGGTGGTAAACAACATAATGCAGCTACACTTGCTGACAAGATTGGAATGGGAATCAACCAACGTATTTCTGGTTCTCGGAAAGCAGAATCCAACTTTGAAAATTCTTTGATTATTGTTAATCAACCTTGGGTTGAACTTCCAGATAATCCTTACGGACAACCAAAGATTAAAGCTAAGGGTGGCGAAGCTGTTTGGCTTAACTCTTCACTAGTATTCTTGTTCGGAAATCAGAAAGGTGCAGGAACTACGAAAATTACTGCTACTAAAGATAAGCGAACGGTGAAATTTGCTTCAAGAACAAAAGTTTCTGTGATGAAAAATCACATTAATGGTTTGGGTTATGAAGATGGAAAAATTATTGTAACACCGCATGGTTTCTTGGCAGGTAAAGATACTGCTGAGGAGAAAGCTTCAATCGAGACGTATAAGAAAGAATACTCCGATTATTGGAAAGAAATCATCGGTAGTGATGGTGATTTTACTTTGACAGAGGAAAGAGACCCTGACGCACTTTAGATTGTTAGAGAAACGTTTATTATGAGAATGAACTGGTTAAGTTCCGGCTTAATCAGTCATTTTCTTTTTGTAGAACAAATTAAAAAAATTTAATTGAAAACTCTATTAGTTGATGGAGATAATTTATTCAAAATTGGATTCCATGGAGTCCGAGACTTGTTTGTTGAGGGAAACCACATCGGTGGAATCTTCCACTTTCTCAACACACTCAGGAAACAATTGTTGGACAATGAGTACGACAAAATTGTGGTTTTTTGGGATGGAAAACATAACTCCCAATCTAGACGTGAGTTATATCCTGCCTACAAGTTAAACAGAAAAAATAATATGACTGATGAAAAACTCGAGTCATATTATTCTCAAAAGTACCGTGTAAAACAATACTTAGAGGAAATTTTCGTTCGTCAAATCGAATTGGATAATAACGAGTCTGATGATTTGATTGCGTATTATTGTAGCATTGCAAAGGATGAAGACAAAACGATTTTTTCTTCTGACAAAGACTTGTTGCAATTAATTGATGAAAACACTTCATTGTATTCTCCTTTACAAAAATTCACATATTCCAATGGTGATTTAGTTAAGTTTGGTGATTACTACATACCACATCAAAATATACTAACCGCAAAAATTTTTTTAGGAGACCAAAGTGATAATATCCAAGGAATTAGTCGTCTTGGAGAAAAGACTTTTTTTAAAATTTTCCCTGAGGTACTTGAAAATATCACTTTAGTTTCGGATATTTTAGCAAGAACAAAAACGTTAGTTGAAGAAAATCCAAAACAAAAAGTTTTAAAAAATATTTTAAGTGGTTTAACTAAAGATGGTGAATTAGGAAATGAATTCTACGTAATTAATCAAAAAATCATGGATTTGAATAATCCGTTGATTTCTGAAGAAGCTAAAGAAGTTGTCCAGCAATATTATTCAGAATCTCTTGACCCAGCCGGTAGAGAAAGAAAAACAATAATAATGATGATGATGGAAGATGGGTTCTTCAAATATCTACCGAAAACCGACGAAGCGTTTGTCGAGTTTTTGAAACCCTTTTTAAAATTAACAAGAAAAGAAAAAAGACAATTTAATCAATCTAAATCAAATTAAAATGAAAGAAGAAACTCTTATCAAAATGGAATTTTTGTTGACACTCAATGATAATATTGTGGTTCAACGATTCTTCAACGTACGTAACTTCAATTCTCAAGCTGGTCGCTCATACGACTTAGCTTACTTCATGAAACAAGTTGAAGAAGACTTGGTAAATGATTTGAAGATGAAAACTGTTATGTATATGATGGACAACCAAGAAGCTATTTACCTTGACCAGGAAATCTTAAACACCTCAAATACGGACGGTCCAGAGAACTTTCACATGTATGTCAAAATGGCAGATGAAATTATTTTTCATCGTATTTTCGATGGAAAACTATACCCTCCAAAAGTAAGATACACGGTGGACGTGCGTCCCAGCTTGAAAAATATTTTGAAAGGCCTGACTGACATTTTTTCAACAGAAAATTTGTCCTATGAGTACATGGACTACGACCTATCTCGGTAATATTTACTGAATACACTGCAGATTTATGACGAAGAATTTTGATTATCTAGGAAACACTTTTCAACTCCAACTATTAAACCAACTCATCTTAGATAAAGAATTCGCTCAGTCGATTGTCGATGTTTTAGAAGCTTCATACTTTGACAACAAGTATTTTAAACTGGTTGTTCAAATGGTTAAGGAGTACTACGCAAAATATCAAACGACACCTAATTTCGAAACACTTGAGCAGATTGCTAAGGCAGAGATAAGTCAAGAACTTGCTCTAAAAATAGTAATCGATACAATCAAGCAAATTCAAGACGCGCCTTTTGATGGTAGTGTTTTTGTCCAAGAAAAAGCTCTAAAATTCTGTAAGCAACAAGAGCTTCAGAAGGCAATGGACAAAGCACAAAAAATCATTACAAATGGTGATTTTGAGTCCTATGACCAAGTCGAGAGTATGGTTCGAGAAGCCTTACAGGTTGGTGAGAGAGAAACTGGTACATTAGATGTATTCAATGGTCTTGATGATGTTTTGAATGATGACTATCGACACCCAATTCCTATGGGTATTGATGGTATCGACAGACTGCTGAAGGGTGGATTAGCCAAAGGTGAAATCGGTGTTGTGTTAGCACCAACCGGAGTTGGTAAAACAACTCTCATGACTAAAATTGCGAATACGGCATTTAGCATGGGTTACAATGTTTTACAGATTTTCTTTGAGGATAACCCAAAGATTATTCAACGTAAGCACTTCACGATTTGGACGGGTATTGAACCGGATAATTTGTCTATGAGAAAAGACGAGGTTATGGAAAAAGTAAAGGAAATTCAGAATACTATGGAAAACAAACTGATTCTGAAAAAATTACCTTCTGATACTATGACCATGTCTCAAATCAAAAACCAGGTACGCAAAATGATTGCAGATGGAACTAAGATTGATATGATAACTTTGGATTATATTGATTGTGTGGTTCCTGACAACACAAAAAATGATGAGTGGAAAGCAGAAGGTTCTGTTATGCGTCACTTTGAAGCTATGTGTCACGAGCTAGGAATTGCAGGTTGGACTGCAACCCAGGGTAATCGTTCTTCAATTTCCTCCGAGGTTGTGACAACTGACCAAATGGGTGGTTCCATCAAAAAAGCTCAAGTGGGTCACGTAATCATTTCAGTTGCAAAAACACTTCAACAAAAAGAAATGAAGTTGGCGACAATAGCAATCACCAAATCCCGTCTTGGTCAAGATGGTGTGGTGTTTGAGAATTGTAAGTTTGACAACGAACTTATTATCATCGACACGGAATCTTCTGTTACTTTCTTAGGGTTTGAAGAACAACAAGAACAAAAGAAAAGTGACCGAGTCAAAGAGTTGATGGAAAAGAGAAGACAGAGGGAGCAACCAAATAATTTGGTTTAATCCGAATACGTAATTTTATATGCCATTATAAAACCAAAATTAAAAACAATGAATACAACAGACAATTTACCCTCTAATGAGCTACGTTACGTTATTAAACGCAGTGGTGATAAAGTTCCTTTTGAGGAAAATAAAATTATGAATGCAATCCTGAAAGCTATGCAATCGGTTGGTAAAGTCGACCAGGAAATGGCTGAAAAGATTGCAAGAATAACAAAAAAAGGGATTTTTAGAAACAATAAGATTGGTGTTCCACATGTGGATGAAATCCATGATATGGTGGAAAACAAACTTATGGATAATGGTTTGAACGATGTGGCTAAAGAGTATATTATTTATCGCTCTAAGCATCAACCAAATATATTCATCAAGCGAGTTAATTTGAAACCTTACGAGTACCCGAACTTAGTTGAGTATGTTGATGCTATCAGACACTCGTACTGGGTTCATACTGAGTTTAATTTTACTTCGGACATTCAAGACTTCAAAGTTCATTTGAATGAAAAAGAACAGTCGGCAGTACAACGTGCAATGTTGGCTATTTCACAGATTGAGATTGCGGTAAAAACATTCTGGGGTGACATCTACAAAAAACTACCTAAGCCTGAGATTGGAAACGTGGGGGCTACTTTTGCAGAATCTGAAGTTCGACACGCTGACGCATATTCGCACCTAATTCAATTATTAGGTTTGAATAGTGAATTCGAAAATCTTTTGGAAGTTCCGGCAATCCGCCGTAGAATCAAGTATTTGGAAAAAGCAATTTCGAATACTAAAGCTATCGATAACCAAGATTATTTTGAATCAGTTGTACTGTTTTCAATGTTTGTAGAGAATGTTTCCTTGTTTTCGCAGTTCTTGGTTATCATGTCTTTCAACAAACATAAAAATGTTTTGAAAGGAATGAGTAATGCTGTTGAAGCAACCTCTAAAGAAGAAAATATTCATGCTGAATTTGGTTTTGACATTGTTAATCTTATCAAAAAAGAAAACCCAAGTTGGTGGACACCGGAACTGGTTGATGATTTGATTGAAGCAACTAAAGATGCATTTTACGCTGAGTCAGAAATCGTGGATTGGATTTTTGAAAAGGGAGATTTGGATTTCCTAACAAAAGAACAGACGATTGAATTTATTAAACACCGTTTTAACCTATCTTTAAATGCTATTGGTATAGACAATGTATTTGAAGTGGATGCAAAACTTTTGGAAACGACAGAGTGGTTTGATGATGAGATTCTTACAACAAAACACACCGACTTTTTCAACAAGCGCAGTATCAACTACAGCAAAAAGTCAAAATCAATTACCCTTAACGATTTATTTTAATTAAACAACAACAATAATATGGAAAATAGAGAACCCTTTGACTGGATTAATGAGGAGTCAATTACATTTCTTCGCAGAGGATATCTTAGCGAAGGAGAAGAACCGCTAGAACGCATCAGAACTATTGCTGACCATGCAGAAAAGCTTCTTGGCATCGATGGTTTTGCTGATAAATTTTACGAATACATGGGCAAAGGATGGTATTCCCTATCCTCACCCGTGTGGGCTAACTTCGGAAAAAAGAGAGGCTTACCGGTAAGCTGCTTCGGTTCAAACGTTGGTGACAACATTGAATCAATTCTTTACACTCAAGCAGAAGTTGGAGAAATGAGTAAAATGGGTGGTGGTACTTCAGGTTATTTTGGTAATATTCGTGGCAGAGGGGCTGAAATTACCGATAATGGACATGCTCCTGGTGCAGTTCATTTTATGAATTTGTTTCAAAGTGTTGTTGATAATATTTCTCAAGGGTCAACCCGTAGAGGTAGATTCTCACCGTATCTTCCAGTAGAGCATCCAGACATTATGGAGTTTTTGGAGATTGGCACAGAAGGTTTTCCAATTCAGGATTTGACACATGCTGTGACAGTTACAGACCAGTTTATGGAAGAAATGATTGCTGGTGACAAAGCTAAGCGAGCAATTTGGGCTAAAGTAATTCAGCGTAGAGGTGAAATTGGATATCCATATATTATGTTCTCTGATACAATGAATAAAAAAGCTCCTGAAGTTTATCAGGAAAAGGGAATGAAAATTTACAATTCAAATCTTTGTTCTGAAATCGCTTTGCATAATTCTGAGGAAGAATCATTTGTTTGCGTTCTTTCATCAATGAATTTGCTTCACTATGAAGAGTGGAAGAACACTGATGCTGTTGAGGTGATGGTTTACTTCCTTGATGCTGTTGTTACTGAGTTCATTTCAAAGATTGATGAATTACGTCACAATGGAACTCTCGAAGGTCAACGAGCTTTCTTCTATCTTGAAAAAGCATATAATTTTGCTTCACGTCAGAGAGCTCTAGGGCTTGGTGTTCTTGGATGGCACTCACTTCTCCAATCAAAAGGACTTCCTTTCGATAGTAGGGATACCGCTAGATTGAATGTTGAGGTATTCAAGTTGATTAAGGATAAATCTTATAAAGCATCAGCAGAATTAGCTGAAATGTTCGGTGAACCAGAAACTCTTGTTGGTTACGGTAGACGTAATGTGACATTGAACGCAATTGCACCAACAACTTCTTCAGCCTTTATTCTTGGTCAGGTTTCTCAATCAATTGAACCAATTTGGTCTAACTGTTATGTAAAAGACGTTGCTAAATTGAAAGT